CTACGAGTATTGGATCACGGGTGTAGATTACAGTCTGTTGATACACTTCACTGTCTTTTACTTTATCAGCAAGTTCATTCCGTATAGATTGCACCCTTTCATCTCTCTCTTCTTTACTATACAGTTCAAACTTTTTTCCTTCAGTAGCCATTAACATAACTTCTATTATACTGTTAAAACCTTGTGTCACTCCTTGTCTGAAATAGGAGTGATATATATCGATAGATTTGAAATATGCGTCCACATCCTGTATAAGCAATCCCAGTCTTTTCAACGGTAATATCTTATTAGTTGTGTATACATGTTTTTCATCCTCCTCTTCTTTTTTATCCTTTTTATCCCTGAAATCTGCAAACGATTTTTTATCCTCGTAATATTGTCGTAGAATGGACTTATCCTTATTTTTTGACATATGATCCTTTGAATAACAACAAGGAACGATTGGATATTTTTCTGAATTTGTTAATCGGTTAATTCTTAGAGCAGGATAGATATCCTTAGTATGATGAGCACATGAATAGTAGTACTGATTATATTTATATCCATCCTCTATAGGAAGTCTTGGAAAGAGCATAATCTGTATCTTTTGTTCATCCTGCATTTTTCTAATATCTTCAGGTTCCTCATCGGTATTTGGGTCTTTAATCCCTACGATTTTAGGAGCTCTTTTAGTGGGGCACAGCCATCTAGAGTACCCAGAAATAAACTGATCGGGATCTATATCCTTCAACATCTCACGTGTACGAGTGGATTTTTTTCTTTTCTTCTCTATAGACTCCTTAAGTTCCTGAAGATTTTCGTTTATTTCAGGCATATATTCTAGATATTTATCGATTATAGACTCCCTTCTTTTCATATACAGAGTTATCAGACCAGTGAATATTTCACGAAACCGTTTTGCCGTCACTTCATCATCTACTCTAGTTATACGAATGCGCAAATAAGGGGTGTTTGGTCTTAAAGCAGGATCCTTTTGTATAATTTTAAGATTTGTCTTTTCTACAATCTGCTCAGTCATTGAGCAAGCAACGAATTTATCTTCAGGATCAGTTTGATTAAATGCAAAATAAAGATACACCCCTCCTTTCTCTTTTTGTATCCTCATTCTTTCATCTACAAAGCACCGTTTATAAAAAGTTGGTTCATTCATGATGGAATCGAGGAATAGAGGTCTATCTAGATAGAAATCCGGGATCAAAAACTCAGCCTTAATCTGTATCTGTCGCTTCGACTGAATAGATATTTTACTAGGGAAAGCACTTATTATACGATTGATTAAATCTTTCTCTTTGAGATCAGGGTTTATGTTACTCTCTATTCTCATATAAACTTTGCTACTTCGAACAATAGTGTTATCCAAATCTGAAATAGCAATCTCTTCTTCCTCTCGTTTTTTCTCTCTTTCTTCTAGTTCTCTTTTCTCCCTTTCCTTTGATTCTTTGATCAGGATTTTTATTTTCTCTTCTCTCTCCTTTTCTATTTCATCTACAGTTTTAGTCACAACCCCCTTCTTTTTGCGACGAATTGTTTTATCCATAATCTCCTCTTTTATTTTTTTCTCTACTTCCTTTATCCTCTTTTCCATTTTCTTTCTGTTTTTATCCCTAATTTCCTCCTCGTGAAGACGTATCTCACGTCGACGTTTCGACTCCTCAAGAGGGGTTTCAAAATAGATAGACACAGTTGAATACAGGTTAGGATCTATTACTGTATAATTTTTCAATGGCTCATTCTTTACGTTCAAAGTTTTAATATAAAGAACATCCGCTCTATCACCAAAATCCCCCTCAATCCGTTCTCTAGCATACGACCATCTATCTGATGGGATAAATCCTTCCATAATCTTATAGTATGATCCGATAACAGCAAACGGTATATCCCTGCTCATTTTCAGATAATTGAACAGTTCGTATATATCATACTCAACCTCAAACACCACTTCTGTTTTAACCTTTACAACTTCTATAGGGGTAGAATATGTCTTTTCTGTAGTCTCAAACTCTTCCAGCTCTTTTTTATCTGATGCAATTTTTGATTTAATCTCCTTCAGTCTCTTGTTTATTTTTTCTTCCTTAAAAGAATCGTCTTTGATATTATCTATCTGAATAGAATGATCGTCGAGTACATCTGTAAATCTGCTAAGAGTATAAGGGTCGGTTTTCGTTCCTTTACCAAGAGGATATATCCACCATAGTTTTGCAAATATCTCAAACGGAACTTTTGGGAACTCTTCCTTGTATTTCTCATAAAAATTCCCAAATTCGTCAGATCTAAATTCTGGTTCATCTTTTGATAGCTCTTCTATAAGACTTATCGTTGTTATTCTCTGATTGTCATCCGAATATGTTAGTTTTATAAATTCCGGAGGACTGTTTTTCAATACTGAAATACGGTCAAGTATTGTTTCTTTCGAATCTAGTTCATAGACCTTGAACGGTTTACCATCGACCTTCATAGTCATTATTACTTATATCCTATATTAAATTCTTTAGTTTTGATAAAAATGATAAACACCAATTTGTGTCAACCAAACGTATTCTCGTTACAAATATGAGTTGTGGATGTTTTAGGAAAGAGGACCAGGATGGTGTTAAATGTAAGTTTCATGGGGGATCTAAGACAACAGATCTATACTGGTTATACAAGACTGATAATCCTATAAAAGATATTGATTGTGATATCATAGAAGTCACAGACGAAATTGAAGATATTAAAATGAACAGGGTTGAGAACTCAGTAAAGATTTCAGATCTTGAAACCAGAAGAAATTTATACAAGAACAGAAAAGAGTTGATTATTGAAGATCATAAACGATTCAAACATCTTCCCGTTATTGAAATAAAAAGAAGATTGATGATGGAAGATTTAGCAGAGGAAGAATCTTGATTTAAAACATCTGTTATTATATAATAACAGATGTCAACCAGTGAACTTATTGCTCTATTGTCGACTTTTGACAATGAAACTATTAACTCTGCAGTAGAAAGGATGTCAGACAATGATATTCTCAATATTCTGTTAGAAATAGAAGGGGGTAAAATGGTAGAAACATTTATTAAATGTGATAAACCATCACTCGATCGTATTTACAAAATAATGTCTAATAATGCAGATAAACTTATAATTAAATATCCAGATGAACGTACATCACAGTTTATGGAGTTTGCTAAATCGATATCGATGAAAACCATGACCGACGATGATTATATAAGAATGTATCAAACAACATCTTCTATGATCGAAGAATTAACAGCTGATAACGCCCGATGTCTTCTGGATATTAAAAATATGTCAGAAGCTCTTGAGATTACAAGATCTAATTTTATCATGTATAAAGATGACCTTACTTCTGAATGTAAATCTGTATGTATTCAAAAGATGGAACATACAGAAGGACTTATTCGTTTGCGAAATAAGACATTAGAAACAAATAATGAAACAGTTAGATCGTTGAAGACTATACATTCTGTGCTAGGAACATTTATAAGCTCGGTAGAATAAACCAACTTAACAGTATAAATATTATAAATAACCATGAGATTCACAAGTGCTAAAGTCAGTAGAGGTATCTACAATATCACTAACATTTCTTTCTCGGTAGCGAGTCTTACTATTGCTCATTTTTTTTATAATATAGTGGTTCGACCCTTACCTCCGTCTCCTCAAGTCGTTCAACCCTTACCCCAAGTCGTTCCTCCAACCCCGTTTTAAATGTCAAAATATGTCCCTTCACCGTAAGTTTTTAATAAGAAGATTTAAACAGATAATACTATTTAGTAATTAGCTAAAATGTCTTATCTACCTCAGGCTCTCACAATCTCTAAAATTGCAATCAATACGGCTCTAGTTATCTCTTCTTCACTGTTGTCTTTCGTGTTCTATCAAATGGGAAAGAGTACACAGGAGAATCGAGCTCATCTTGCAAAGATGGATGCAATGGAGCCGATGTATATTGTAGACTCACATCCTTCTCAATCTTATGCCCTTGTAAAGTGTGGATGTCCTTTCGGTAAACCGATTCCTAATCCTGAAGTTCCAGAGGGTGAGAAGCCTAATCCTATTAGTGATATCCTGAGGGGGGTGAACTGACGAGTCTTTAAGCAATTAAATTTTTATCTGAATTATCAGATAAAAATTAACAAAATCGTCTTTTGAATCGATTCCACCTGAATTTTACTTTGCATTCAAAAGATACTATATAATCGTTCTTATCGAGAGTAAACAGTTTAGCATCAAAACATTCTCCCGGGAACTCTTCAAAATAGAAAAACAGACCGTTCATATAGATCATGTAATTACTTACATTATAGGTCTTATCAGGTTTTAGAAGACGAATAGAAGATTCATGTGAATAGTTGTAGTCCGGATAAGAGAATCTTATGTTCATACCTACATACAGATTATCAGTGATAGATACATGTCTGGATTTAGGATCGTATGTTACAGAATCATCGTTTTGATAAAACATTTAATTGTTATAACTACTGTTTATAATTTGAATTAGAATAAAAGTTACACTTTCTTCAACTCCAAAAATCACTGACTCTTGTTCTGTAAGTGAGTCTGCTCATTAGAAATCCACTTATAATAAATAAACTTCCTACTATTAAAAAAATACCCCAGATTGTTAATTGAGGATTCTTGTTCATACATTTGGTATGCTCTTCTACATTATTTTCATTCAGCACAGGACAATCTTTACCTGAAAATCCTTTAGATGAACCTTTCACTGCCCCTGAAATAAGCATTGCTATTCCTGATAATATTATAAAAGGATAAAGTAGTTTAGTAAAGCGAGACCAATGCATTTTAGATTATTAAAACATAAAAAGTAATAATATTTAAACAGATATGAATCTTATTAACTGATAAGATGTTATCTCGTGCTCATATTGTTTCTAAAATTGCATTTAATGTCTCGGTGAGTATTACATCGATGGTTATTTCTTACGCGATGTACAAGGTTGGAAAATTTGTAAATGGAAGCAGTATTAAATCCCTATACCCTCCGATTGAGACGAGTATGTATTCTTATCCAGTAAGGTGTGAGTGTCCAACGTGTGATCAGACGAGAGAGAATGAGGAATCTCAAAAGACAGAGAGTACTGATGAACAGAAGGAACCAACCACAGAGGATATCAATGATAAAGATTACATCAATTCTATCGGGTACACCAGGCATGCTGGTAAAATTACCATTCCAGGATGCGGAACTGTTGATCAAAATCTCATCTCTGGAATCCCAATCTCTATTGCTTCGAAATACATGGAAGGGAATGATTATCGTACAGGACTTAGATCGGAGTAATATCACACAATAATTTTATCTGATAATTCAGATAAAATTAATAACAGTATCTTTTAACAAACTTCCTCCAGCAGAATTTTATTCTACGTCTACCGAAAGGAACCTTATAATCTCTGTTACTAAGAGTAAATAGTTTAGCATCAAAGCATTCCCCAGGGAACTCATCAAAGTATAAAAACAGACCATTCATATAGATCATATAGTTACTTACTTTATAATCTTCATTAAGATTCAGAAGACGAATAGATGATTGATGATCATAACTGTAATCCGGGTGTGAAAACCTTACACCCATCCCTATA